GATGGAGAGTTTGTTGACCCATCCGACCTTCTCTACTTGCGCTTGACCGACGAAGATGATATGATGGATGACGAAGATGAGTGAGACTGAATGATTCTCGTTGACATGAATCAGGTTTGCATCAGCAACCTGATTGTTTCCTTGACCACAACAAATGAAAAAGTAAGCGTGGGACTAGTTCGCCACATGGTCCTAAACTCTTTGCGGTCATATCGCAATAAGTTTTTCAAGGACTTTGGTGAGTTGGTCCTTTGCTATGACAGTCGCCACTACTGGCGTCGTCGTGAGTTTGAGCATTACAAAGGCACTCGTAAGAAAGACCGAGAGAAGTCTTCCCTGGACTGGCATGAAATCTTTGAAGTCCTGAATCAGATTCGCGATGAGATTAAACAGCACCTCCCTTATAAAGTTATTGAGGTTGACGGTGCTGAGGCAGACGATGTGATTGCAACTCTGATTGCCCATCAAGCACTCGCTAACATCAGGTTGCAGAATAATATGCAACCACCTCAGCGTATGTTGATTCTATCTGGTGATAAAGATTTCCAACAATTGCAGAAGTTTCCTTTTGTCAATCAGTATAATCCAATCCAGAAGAAGTTTGTGCACTGCGAGCATCCTGTAAAGTATCTCTTGGAGCACATCCTTAAGGGTGACCGAAGCGATGGCATCCCCAACTTCCTGTCTGCTAGTAACACTTTTGTGACAAATAGTAGGCAGCGTCCCTTGAGTAAAGTAAAACTTGACAAGTGGATTTGGCAATCCCCTGAAGAGTTTTGCAACGAAGAGATGCTTAAAAACTATGAGCGCAATCGTAAACTGATTGACTTCCAGTGTATCCCTGAAGACATTCATAATGCCATTATACATACCTATGAGACTACAGAAACCTCCCCGAGAGGCAAGATGTATCCCTACTTCATTCAGCATCAGTTGAATGAAATGCTAGATCACATTACCGAGTTTTAAAATGAGACTGATGATTTCTGAAGTGCTGCAAAAAGCACACAACGCAAAGACTAAGCAAGAGAAGGTTGCTATTCTTCGCGAAAACAATTCGCAAACGTTACGCTCTCTGTTTATTATCAACTTCGACGAGAGCGTTGTCCCCCGAGTCCCTATGGGTGAAGACATCCCATACACTCCTAACGACGCTCCTAAGGGCACAGAGCACACTCTCCTGGAGAAGGAAGGCGCCAAACTCTATTACTTCTTCAAGGGTGGTGCTAACGACCTGCCTCAACTGAAGATTGAAAGTATGTTTATTGCCATGCTGGAAGGTCTTCATAAGGATGAAGCAGAAGTCCTGGTTAAAACAATCAACAAATCTCTCCATAAAAAGTATCGCATTACGCTTGCTGTAGTGAAGGAAGCGTTTCCCCAAATTGAATGGGGTGGTCGCTCATAGTATGAATTTTAATCCAGAGCAAATCACTGCTATCGAGGGATATGGTCTGAGAATTCTGTCTCAAGCGTGTCCCTTTGGTGAATCAAAGGATAAGTCTTTACCCAATAACACATATGTAATTACATGTCAACGTGGGGAAGATACATGGCATGATATTGTCATGGGCAATAGGTCTGACATCTTTGATGCATACTATGACCTACTAGGAAATGTTGTGAAGAGAATTGAATGGACAGCAGGCAGAGTAAATCCTCGTTTGTGGCAAGACCCACGAGATCCAAAGAAAAAATCAAAAAAATGACACAAGATAGCGCATACTTTGACCCCCGTAAAGTTGTGGAGCAACGCATGATGGACATTGAAAGTCAAGTTGCCAAACTTCAGGTGGAAGAAGAAAGACAAAAGAATATCAAAGCAGGTGCCAAAGCAGTTGGCACAATCATTGGATGGTTTCTGAAACCTGCTGTGCTTATGCTAGTATGGAATTGGATCATCCCATCTATGTTTGGTCTCCCCGTGCTGACCTACTGGACAGCATTCGGACTTCTTATGATTACCTCGATTTTATTTAAACATGACACAAGTAGCAACGAATAAAGTATGTGTAGTCTCTGTCACTCCTGATGCAGAGAAGACTATGGGATACATTGCTCGTGTTAGCAACCCAGCAAATCAGGAGAATGAAAACGTCGCTGGTCTGCTTAAGTATTGCATTAAACACAACCACTGGTCTGTGTTTGAGCAGGCACACATGACTCTTGAAATCAATACAACTCGTGCTATCGCAGCACAAATCCTTCGTCATAGGAGCTTCACATTTCAAGAATTTTCACAACGGTATGCAGACTCTTCACTGCTTGGTGATGAGATTCCGTTGCCTGCTCTTCGTCGTCAAGACACAACCAATCGTCAGAAGTCTATCGATGACCTTGACCCCTTTGTGAAGCAGAAGTTTGAAATCTGGATGGAGTATCACTTCAAGCAAACAATGGAAGTGTATCAGGAGATGCTTGCTGCAGGCGTGGCAAAGGAATGTGCTCGCATGATTCTGCCCATGGCAGTGCCTACCAGAATCTACATGACTGGTTCAGTTCGTAATTGGATTCATTATATTGAATTGCGCACTGCTAATGGCACTCAGCATGAGCACATGGAGATTGCTGAGTTGTGTAAGCGTCACTTTACTTGTCAGTTTCCCACTATCGCTCAAGCACTTGAGTGGTGCCCAGAAGAAAACTGTGGATGCGAAGAATATGCAGACTGCCTTCAACCTTCATTGAGGATTGACTGATGTATGAAGAATTAAATTGCTTTGAAGAAGCACTCAAACACTTTGGCACTCGCGTGGATGTCATCATTGCAATGGAGATGTCTAAGAGAATCACTCCTGAAGAATCTTATCAACGCATCAAAGATGAGTTGAAAGAAGTTAAGAAGTGTCGTAAACTATTCAAGAAGGAGGGTTGCTGAAATGCCAACTTACGATTTCATCAATAAAGAAACAGGAGAAATCACTGAGGTCGTCATGCCTATGACGGAACTTGATAAATACAAAGACGAGCATCCAGAATTAGAGAGGTATTTTGGTAACCAATCGGTTGCCGCTACCTACGGTGCACCTAAACAATCTGACGGATTCAAAGAGGTCATGCAGAAAGTCCAACGTGCACACCCTGGTGCCAATCTTTCCCGTTTTACCTAAGGAATCTATGCCAACTGCAACCCGTAAGCGTAACAAGACTCTTGTCCCTATGAATGCAATGAGTGCTAAGCAAATGAGAAGGAAAAAACCAATCAATCTTGACCATTTAAAAACCATTGAGCCACTCACTGAGAATCAGGAGAGAGTATTCAATTCATACGCTGAGGGTAAACATCTTGTGTTACATGGTGCTGCTGGCACTGGTAAGACATTCATCAGTTTGTATCTGGCACTACAACAGGTGCTAGACCCCGCTTCTCCTTATGAGAAGGTGTATATGGTTAGGTCTCTGGTGCCTACCAGAGAGATTGGTTTCCTTCCTGGAGACCATGAAGACAAATCAAACCTTTACCAAATTCCATATAAGAATATGGTGAAGTATATGTTTGAGATGCCTGATGACAATACTTTTGAAATGCTTTATGACAACCTACGAGCCCAAGAAACTGTTTCGTTTTGGTCTACTTCTTTTATCCGTGGAGTTACTCTTGACCGCTGCATTATTATTGTAGATGAATTCTCTAACTTGAATTTCCACGAATTAGATTCCATCATCACTCGTGTTGGTGAGGACTGTAAGATTATCTTCTCTGGTGACTACACTCAGTCTGACCTAGTGAAGAGCAATGAGAAGAATGGTGTGCTAGACTTCATGAAGATTCTTCAGTCGATGCCTTCATTCGATGTGGTAGAATTTGGCATTGATGATATTGTCCGCTCGGGTCTCGTGCGTGAGTATCTCGTTAGCAAAATTAATTTGGGATTTGGTTGATGACTTTTAACATTGTGGGTCCTGCTGCACCTCTCGTAGAATTGGAAAGCAGGACGTTAGATTATGGACGCTTTTACAAAATTGATAACCAATGGATGCCTAGTATTACCACAGTCGTGGGACATAATACTAAGGCATCTATCCTTGCATGGGAGGAAAGAGTAGGTTACACTACTGCTGAGCAGATACGACGTGCTGCTGCCTGGCGTGGCACAAAGTATCACACTATCGTGGAGCACTATCTTAAAAATGAATTGGAGAAAGTTGAAAAGAGCGAGGGTCTTCCCAAGTACATGTTTGGGTTTGCTCGTAAGACTCTTGATCGTATTTCTGACATTCACATTCTTGAAGCCCCTCTTTACTCTCGTCGCCTGGGTGTTGCTGGTAGGGTTGATTGTATTGCTCACTTCGATGGCGAGCTTGCTATAATCGACTTCAAAACAACTAAACAACTTAAGAAAGAAGAGCATCTTGATAAGTTCTTTGTCCAAGAGGCAGCATATGCTTACATGTATTATGAATTGACAGGTGTTGAAGTTGACAAACTTGTTACACTTTCAGTTGCTGAAGATGGAAGCACCCAAGTTGTCCAAAAGTATGATAAAATTCCTTATATTGATACCCTAATTGAATGGATTAAGGAATACAACTATTACGTTAGGAGTATCAAATGAAAGAAATTGAAGAAAAGTTTATGACCCAAGGAAAATTTACATCATTAGTTGAAAGTCGAGTCAAGGAGAGTCAAGGACTCATCAATTATATTGAAGCAGTTACTTCAGTATGTGAAGAGTTTGAGATTGAAGTTGAAACCGTAGGTAAACTGATTTCCAAACCACTGAAGGACAAACTGAAGTGGGATGCTCAACAATTAAATTACATTAAACGAACAAGTAGGGGAATCTTACCGCTATGAGCGATAGTTTTTTTAAATCCGAAGTTGTAGTTGAAGAGTTAGAAGATATTCAATCTACATACACTGAACTTCTCAAGATGTCTTCTGGACTCAAGGACTTCACTCCGACTGAAAGACTTGACCATATCGAGAAGACTCTTGAGTTGATTGCTAAACAAAAAGTATTCTATGCTCGCCTCGCTCTCGCCTCTCATGAGGTTGAGGGCGAGGATGCTGCTTTTGTAAAGAATAGAATTGATATGATGTCTGAGGAGCATTCGGGTGGTCTTAACCTGATGATGATCCTGGACCAGATGGAGGAGAAACTCCAAAACTGGCGGAAGGAAATCCAGAAATAGGGTTGACAACGCCTAAATAGTGTGCCATGATAATCCCATGGCACACACGCCAAATACAAACACAACGGAGAAACACATGTCTTTTGCAAGTCTCAAGTCCAAGTCTGGGTCGTTCGCTAAACTGACTCAGCAGATTGAGAAGATGTCCAAACCCCAAGGTGCAGGTCCTGATGAGCGACTCTGGAAACCTGGAGTGGACAAGTCTGGAAACGGTTATGCCGTGATTCGTTTCCTGCCCGAACCTGAAGGTGAAGATCTTCCCTGGGCACAAGTGTGGAGTCATGCATTCCAAGGTCCTGGTGGTTGGTATATTGAGAATTCTCTTACCACTCTCAACCAGAAAGACCCTGTGGGTGAGTTGAATCGCACTCTTTGGAATAGCGGTATCGAATCTGATAAAGAAGTTGCTCGTAAGCAGAAGCGTAAACTGTCTTACTACAGCAACATCTATGTGGTCAAGGACCAACTGAATCCTGAGAATGAGGGTCGTGTCTTCCTTTACAAGTATGGTAAGAAGATTCACGACAAGATTGTGAGTGCAATGCAACCTCAGTTTGAAGATGAAGACCCCATCAATCCCTTTGATATGTGGAAAGGTGCTGACTTCCGTGTGAAGATTCAGACCATTGGTGGTTACTGGAATTATGATAAGTCTGACTTCGCCTCGCCCTCTACTCTGGGCAACTTTAGTGACGACAAACTGGAAGAAATCTGGAAGTCTCAGTATTCCCTCAAGGAATTCACTGACCCCAGTGCATTCAAGTCCTATGAAGAACTGGAAGCACGTCTGAATCTGGTGCTCAACAAAGGGCAGACTCGTGTTGAGTCCCGCCGTAACTTTGAAGAGGACGAAGACCTGTATGCCAGTGAGGAAAGTGTCGTGGTGGCACCCACTCCCAGTGGTTTCGGTGCTAAAGTAGCAGAGTTGGAATCGGAAGACGGTCCTGACCTTGATTACTTTGCTGCCCTCGCTGCTGAAGACTGATGAAACTACTTGCCCTCCCTCTAATTCTGCTTGCCGCTGCTCCTGCTCAAGCACTTACTTGGAATGAGTTTTGGGAACCGTTTGATGGTGGGCATTATTATCACCACCGTAGGTATCCTGCTCGCTGTGAAGTTGTTGTTGAGTATGAGCAATGGGTTCCAGGTAATCGTTGGAGACCAGGATACCTAAGGCGTTGGTCAGAGATTGAGTATCGTCCTTGCTGACCCCAAACCAAAATCGACTTTAGAACAACAAAGACCCCGAAAAAAAATTCGGGGTATTTTTTTGTCTGTAGGTTTTTTCAAAAATTAGTAGTCAGCCACACCTGATGTGCCATATTGATTAGTCTGCTCTATGCTAGTTTGACCAGCAGTGGAAACAATCGCAGATGTAGAGGATGTGGTTGTTCTAGCAACAACTGCACCAGTCGCAAGAGTATCTCCTTCACTAATAGTCGCTGCTGATGAGCCAAACACTTTTGAGGAGAAATCCTGTTGTGTGGCAAATGCGATAGAAGGAGTCTGACCGATATTTGTCGAATATGTGGGTTTGACAGGAATAAACGCTTCAGACACTGCATTATAAGTTCTCTTATCGAGAGTATCTGGGTCAGTTTCTTCATTTGGAAGGTATTTGACCAGATTGCCGAATTCTTCTACAAACTGACCAAGATAGTCTTTTCTCAAAAGGTAGATATTACGCTTAAACTCATTTTGCTCATATTCAAAGTCATAGTTTGAAATTGGTCTAACAAGCAATTCCTTAGGGACCACTGTGCCATCGTATTTTGTATATGTAAAGTCTTCAGGCACTTGAATGTCGCCTTTCAGCACTAATCTGCCACGATTATCTCTTACTTCCTGAGTTACCCAATGATGGACACCACTGGGGTCACCTTCATACTTCCTATCAATATAAATCTGCAATTCATGCTCATTCATGGGCCATTCATCGTAAATATTGATGATATTGTTTGTCAGAAGAATTACCCAGTCATATTGCATACTATCGTAGTATTCCAATGCAACCTGATCGGGTCTGTCATTGTTTCTGATAGTGTATTGAGTAAATCCAAGAATAATGTCTTCTAGATTTTCTCTGATTGCAATACGTCTGAAGATATTCTTTGCAAGGATGTAAGGATCGATAGAATTCTGTCGATAACTCGATGTCCTTACATAGACGTTTGGTAGTTGCTTGAAGTAATTTGACATTATTCTGGATAATCGTCGCGGGTAACGTATTTGGTCTCTTTGAATGCTAATCTCATATTGTATGAGACAGGACCAAAGTCTGTATCACCACCAAGGTATGACATCAGACCTGCATAGTTTCCATCTGGAGAAAGGTCAACTCCCATATCATGAAGCACCAGATAATGTGGGAATTTCATCAGTTTTGCCAGATAACCACCACTTTTATTTGGAGTGCTAATGGATTCACCATTAGGACCACCTTGCCACCTAACAACTTCCAACTTAAACTTATCTGGAATCTTTAACCAATTATCACCATCTTTTGCTGGTAGCATGTGCCTACGCAGTTTATTGATGATTTCATAAATTGTCTGCACATCACCAGCATTCTTAGGCACCATTTTAAATTCAAATGAGTGGTCTCTAAACTCAGTGCCCTGGAAGATGGTTTCTTCGTATGGGTTGAAGATTTTACCTTGGGTAAGAGCAGAGAGGTTATTTGCGGTTAAACTACCACTACCACCTGTCATACCAACAACATTATTAATTACTTCTGCGCCTAATGAATAACCAAGAGCAGGTTTTGCTGCTTCTGCTAGTCTCTTGACATCTTGACCAAAACTATCAGGAATGCCACCCGCAGCCATACCTTTTCCTGCTGCTGCAACTGCTGCAGAACCAACAGCACCTAACTCAACTCCATTGTATTTTGTCCTATAACTCTCTTGAAGTTTGGGAGGCAGATATAAATAAATTGTGTCAAGAAGAGCATTGGTTTTAGGATCATGAATCGTTAACTTCAAGTAATCAATTACTTGAGTTGGGAAAGCAGCATCCTCGCCAATTGCTTGTCGTGAATTTGTGCTATTTGCACCCAGAGGTCTAGTCCTAGGAAATACTAATGTCATGAGTTATTCTGGTAAATACCGACCATCAAATAAACATAAGTATAAGGGTGATCCTACAAATATTATTTATCGTAGTTTGTGGGAAAGAAAATTCATGCTATGGTGTGATAATAACGATAATGTCTTGGAGTGGGGCAGTGAGGAGATTGTTATCCCATACATTAGTCCCGTGGATCGTAAAGTCCACCGCTATTTTCCTGATTTTTATGTTAGGGCAAGAACCCGCGACGGGAGGATCCAAAAGTATATCATCGAGGTTAAACCAAAATCGCAATGTGCAGAGCCTAAAAGACAGAAAAAGGTTACTAGGAAATATCTCACGGAAGTTACCACATACGCCGTGAATCAAGCAAAGTGGAAAGCAGCACGAGAGTATTGTGCCGATAGACGTATGGAGTTTCTCATCCTTACCGAAGTAGAGTTAAAGATATGAGCATCTTCACAGATGTCAAAGACCTCGCAGGAGGAAAAAAACAGTCAAAAGAATGGTATAGAGAGCAACTGATGTTTGGGTTGCAGGATTATACTGGAGGATTTGAGCCTGGAGACATCATTTTCTTCAGTTATGCTGCAGCAACTGAAAAATTACTATTCTGGGATAGACATCCCATGGTCTTGATTACTAGAAGTGATGTCAATACAGGTCACTTTGAGGGTGGCAACTTACATTACCTGCAACCTTCTGCTAGAAAGGCAATTGCTGGCACTTGGTCTGCAGGAGGGGTAGCATACCCTACTCGATGTCACCATAAATACTTTATGTCTAATGCTACAAATATAAAGAGGATTAGACCGATTGACCTGCAGAATATGACACCTCTCCCCGTTGAGCAATTTGTGCTCAGAAGCATGGGTCGAGTTATTGAAGTCCCTTCTAGTTTTATTTGGAGTAGAGTGTAGTGGCATACGCAAATCCTAACGGATTCCAGAGATTCATGTCCCTTGTTACATCAGGGGATAAGGAACCAGCACGCTCTAATCTATACTCTGTCCTGATTGATATTCCCTTGGTAATTAGACAAGCAGCACCTGGACTTGCATCTGACTGGAGAGAGCACTACGAAGCAATCAACTACTTTGCCGATAATGTAACTGTCCCTGGTAGAAGAATTACCACTGGTCAGGTTAGAGATGTGGGTGCAATGCGTAGATTCGCAACTGATACCACATTTGGCGAAGCACAGTTTAGTTTCATTCTCACCAAAGACTTATATCATCGCACTTTCTTTGAGAGATGGATGAATTATACAGCAACTGACGCTGAGAATAGATGCACATTTTATGATGAGTATACCTCACAAATTATGATTCAGAAGTGGGAGGTTGGGTCTAACGTCAAGTGGAGGGGAAAGAATAGAGATGGTAAGACTACCGAAACTAGATTGAATAGGTCAACTGGTGTCTGGCAAATGTATGGAGCATTCCCATTTGACATGTCATCCACTTCACTCAATAATGGTCCCACGGACCTTCTCAAACTAGACGTATCCTTCTACTTTGAGAGATACAGATTCGATACGGTTGCTGATAATTTAGGATTTAAAGCGGGGAATAAAGATAAGATTATCAGTGATTTTAACAACGTGGCGGAGATTCTGGACATCTCTTCTGGTCAGGTAGATGCTGTCAGATTTGGCTTCTAAATAACTACAATAATCATGGAGTATTATGCCTTTACCAAAACTTGCTATTCCTGAATATGAACTGACACTGCCTATTACTGGCACTAAAGTTACATATCGTCCCTTTCTTGTGAAAGAGGAGAAACTTCTCTATCTCGCTATGGAGTCGCAAGACGACAAGGAGATGATTAAAGCAGTTAAGACTATTATCAAAAACTGCACCAACCTGAAGAGTAAGGTTGAAGACCTCGCAACCTTTGAGATTGAGTATATCTTCCTTCGCATTCGTGCAAAGGCAGTTGGCGAAGCAAGTGAATTTAAAATCACATGCCCCGATGATGGTGAGACTAAGGTTGATGTCTTCATTCCTCTTGATGATGTTAGAGTGAAAATCCCCGAAGGGCACACCAATAAGATTAATCTTGACAAGAATGTTGGTGTCGTCATGAAGTATCCCTCCCTGGATGTATTTGTGAATCAGAATCTTTCTGAAAACCCAGGTCTTGATGATGTATTCTCTCTGGCAGCAGGTTGCATTGAGCAAGTCTTCGACCAGGAAGAAGTATATGATTCGTTTACTAAAGCAGAAGCACTTGAGTTTCTTGAAAATTTGAATTCTGAGCAGTTTGCAAAGATTCAAGAATTCTTTGAAACTATGCCCAAGTTGTCTTATGAGTTAGAAGTTGAAAACCCAGAAACAAAAGTCAAGAGCACTGTTGTATTAGAAGGACTTGCATCTTTTTTCGCATAGCCCTAATGCATGATTCGCTAGAGAATCTCTATAAGACGAATTTTGCACTGATGCAACACCACAAGTATTCTTTGACCGAGTTAGAGAATATGATGCCGTGGGAAAGAGATGTGTATGTGAATCTCCTGTTAGCATATATTGCTGAAGAGGAAAGACGGCAAAACCAACAGCAGAACCGCATGTCTCTCTAATGGCAGCAATCAGAAGTTTCGTAACAATTAAACCCATTGCCACAAAGACCAGTGTTGGCACTAAACTCAACGAAAATCGTAAGGGGATTAATCGCACTGGTCTTTTGATGGAGGGTATTGCGAAGAATTATGCTGAGACTGCCAAACTCATTCAGTTTGAAAGAGAGTGGCTTCGTAGCAACGCCCAATCTAAAGTTGCCGACATCAACGAAGAGGAAAAGAAAGAGCAATCTCTCTTCGCAAAGTCGATGCAGAATCTTAGAAAGGCATTTTCTAGGAAGAAGAGAGATGCATCTGAAGCAGCAGCAGAGGGCGAGAAAGAAGCAGAGAAGGAAGATGGTAAGTTAGGGGATGCAGTAAAGAAACCAGTTAAGTCATTCCTTGAGGCACTTGGCAGTCTACTTGGGACAATTGGTAAGTATTTCCTTATATTTGGAGCATTAAACTGGTTAGAGAAGAATCCAGAAGGTGCTGTCAAATTCTTTAAGTTAGTATGGGCAATAGGTAAATTCTCATTCCAACTCACGAAACTAGGAGTTGGGGGAATCATGGATGGTCTCACCAACTTGTTTGGTGATTTCAGTGCCAACGGAATGAAAGAGAATGTAGTCAAGAGAGGACTGCGTTTCTTCATTGGAGCATTACAACTTGCTGGTGGTCTCGCAATGCTGCGATTCGCCAGTTATCTCATCATGCCATGGCGACTGTTTCAGGATGTCAATACGATTAGAGGCGTATTTCTGAAGCAGGCACAAAGCGAAGCAGAAATGAAAGCCTCAGCAGAGGCAAGAAAGACTGGTTATAAGGATTCACGCACAGGCATCGTATATACAAAGGAAGAATACGAAGCAATCAAGAAGTCTGCACGCCGAGCAGATGAAAAGCGTGCCAAGAGAGCAGGCAAAGGAATGAAGTCTGAGCTCTATCAGAATGAGCTCGGTCAAAGATTTCAAGCACAGTATGAAGGCAAACCAAAGGGTAGAGTAGGTAAACTCCAGCAAAGAGGTCGAATTGCTGGTAAACAAATGACCAGAAGCATTAGCAAGTTCGCTAAAGCAAATCCTGGTAAAGTTGCTGCTGGATTCTCTATCTTAGGTGGTGGTCTACGCATTGCAGGCGGTCTTGCAGCTGGCGAGGGAGCTGGAAAAGCGGTTGGTGCAGGCGTTGGACAGGCAGCAGGGGGTATCATAGGCGGAATCGCTGGCACGGCACTCCTAGGACCATTTCTAGGTCCATTTGCACCCATTGTTGGTAATTTTATCGGTAGTTTCCTCGGTGAGTGGATAGGTGGCGTCTTAGGACCAATCATTGAGCCAATCTTTAAACCAATCGGACGCTACTTCGGTATGCTGTTTGAGGTGATTGGGTCTGTAATGGAGCCAATGAAGGAAACGTTTGGAGAATTGTTTAGTGCTCTGTTTGACTTTGTTGGGCAGATTGGTAGTCTCGTGATGAAGGTTGCTGAAATCTTGTGGGATTTTTATAAGTTTGTATATGGTCCAATCTTCAGCGTAATTGGTGATGTTGTTAGATTCGTAGTTGAGAATGCTACTAGGTTAATGGACCCTGGTAGTGTTGCTCAGGGTGTTGCCGATGCCTTCACATTCAATATATTTGATTTCGATAAGAAGAATAAGAGAGCGGCGGGTGGTCCAGTAGATGCACCATCTAGAGCAATGGGTGGTCCAATTGGACCTATGGCAGTTACCCAGGCACCAGTATTAGCAGCAGTTGGCAATACAATGCTGGATGCTGTTGTTGGTGGTATTGGTGGATTTGGATTTGCTGGTGGTCAAGCACTTAGATTCATCTCTGGAGATGTAGGTAGACTAAGGTCAACATTTGGCACCACTGGTGGCATTGGCGTAAGTGGGTCACCTAAGGGGTCCATGAAGACTGCAGTCACACTGCAGAAGACAAGTGCTGCGAATCTAGAAGGTAATACTAAGCAAGGTGCATCTGAGGAGCTGTATAAGGCAGTTTCAAATGAAGACAAGGGACTAAAAGGTGTCCTTCTCAAAGCAATTCGCATCTTTGATGCAAACTATGGAAAGGGTGATAAGCAGCAAGGTGGCGGTGGTGGTGGCAATGGCGGAAATGGCGGAAATGGTGGTGGCGACATTGGTCCAGTAGGTCCTATTGCTGGCGGTCCAATGCACCAAAAGGGTGCAAATGTGGCAAAAGAATTGATGAAACTTTTGTCAATCAAGGACTATCAGGCTGCTGCTATTGTAGGTAATGTTATTCAAGAAAGTTCTTTGGTTCCAGATAGAATCCAAGGATCTGGAATGAAGAGAGGTCCACTAAAAGTGGATGGTGTAACTGGTTATTCTTATCCACAATGGACATCTAGGGATAGACAACAAAACTTTGCAAACTATATGCAAAGTAAAGGACACGATTGGAGAAATAAGGGTGCTACTGATGAGTTAGCAACAGGATTCTTAGCAAAAGAGTTTAAAGGATACATGTCAGGTGTATTCACTAACACTAAGGATGTTGCTGCAGCATCTAATTGGGTATTAAAGAATTATGAGAAACCAGCTGATCAAGGACCAAGAGAGCAGCAAGAAAGAGCAGGAGATTCTGCCGCTGTGCTTGCGAAGATGGCATTTGGTGGATGGTTGCCTCTTATGGATGGTGGTGGTGAATATAATCCAGATGGCACACCAAAAGACCCAAGGATAAAGAATAGACTTCGCAAAGATGAAAAGAAACCACTAATGGCAGGTGGGGGTGTACTTGCAAAACTTGGTGATGGCACCAAATTAGCATCTGCACCTAGAGGATATTGCACAACTGGTGTGCTTCAAACTATGGCGGCGAATGGAGTACCAAATCCACAAGGCACTGGTAGTGATGGAAACAACCCTCGTGGCTTGATGGTACAGGCGATTAAGAGTTATGGGTGGGGGTCATTGCCATATGGCAAACCAATCAATCTCAATAGTCCATATGGAAAGGTTGGTGCTAATATGATGAACTTTGCTGAGTGGAAGCAGGCAGTTAAAGGTGGAAACATCCCATCTGGTGCCCTTGTATTCTCAACCAGAAATGCAAACTGGAATTCAAATGGACCTTCGTCTGGTCACGACTCTGCCATCGCTAAGAAAGGTGGTCAAAAACTCTGGAGTGGTCACTGGCAAACAGAAGTTGATGGAGTTGGCGCAGTATATGGTGCTGGCACTAGAGCAATTGTTGCATTAACCCCAGGTGGAGCAAATGTAAAATATGACCCATCAAGAGCAGGCGGAGATGCTGAGGATACAGCATCCTCTGGATCTAGTTCTGGAGGAGGTGGAGAAGCACCACAAGAGCCAAAAACTGTTGAATCGATGACCAGGCAACTGGAAGATCTTCTAAATCAGTTTGGTAAAGCAATGGCAGATACCAATAAGGGATTCCAACTGCCAGCACAAGAGAAACCAACACCAGCTCCAGCAGCAACTCCTGCTGGGTCAATTCAACCTGCGACTTCAACAAGTACTAAACAATTAGAAAAAGCAAAGGAGATGGAGTTAAAGGCAAGGCGCGATAAGGAAAGTGATATGTTTGTGCCAGCACCTACAATTATCCAACAAACGGTCCAGCAACCAGTCATAAATAACGTTGGACAGTCCAATACCGTTGTTATTCAAGGCACTCCTTCGCCTATGTTGACTGGTCGCCCAAGGAGAAGTAACAACTAATGGCAATCGACCAACCACAAGTAAAGATACCTAGAGCAAAACTTTATAAGATGATTTCTTATAAAGGTGCTAGTGGTATGCGTGTGCCAACTGGAGATAAGATGACTCCGTTGGTTGCTGCTAAGTTTGTTGGAGACATGTCCACAGACTTGAATTCTGGAATGAGGTCTATCATTTCAGGTATCAACTCTCTTGGTGCAACTCTTAATAGTCTTGCATTAGTTGCAGAGGGGATGACTTATGCCGTAAAGTCATCTGTTGCTGAGCAAGTTAAAGGTGCAGAGAAGATTGCAAAGGCAGAAGAGAAAGCAAAGAAACAGGACGATAGAAGAAAGAAAATAGAAGAAGATAGAAAGAGAAAGGAAGCGAGTAGAAAGCAGAGGGACCAAGCGGAAGAGGACTCCGAAAAGGGTAAGGGAAAAGTATATAACAAGATTAAGGAAACTTTTAAGGAGCAATCAAAGAAAGCATTTGGGGGACTATTCTCTGGAATCGCTAGACTAGCGAAATACTTCATGAAGATATTTGTCACCTTTGCCGTATTGGATTGGTTGGCAAAAAATCCAGAGAAAGTCCAGAAGTTAGCAAAGGGTTTATTTGCACTTGGTAAGTTTATCTTTAAGATAACCGAGTTTCTTACTGGGTCTGCACTTGACGGACTGATTCGATTCCTGGAGAATCCGATTAGCCTCAAAGGATTCTTTGGTGCAGTGCAGTTTGTGTTGTCTGCTGCACCAATCTTTGTTGGTATTGCATTCCTCAAGAATCCTGTTGCCACAGTAAAGGCATTGTCTTGGGTCATCATGACCTTGGGCAAAGGCATTCTCAATATGAAGAATGCTGCAGCATTTGCAGATAAGTTTAGGAAATTCTCTGGCACTAAGTTTGGTAAGGTTGCTTTTGCAGCTGGTGCTGGTCTCACCGCATCTGCTGCAGTCGCAATGGAGGGTGGAAGCGGCGCAGAGGCGGTTGGAGCAGGTATTGGTGCTGGCGCTGGTCAAGCGATTGGTGCTGCCCTTGGAGAGGCAACTGGCATTCCTGGAGCGGGTGCTATCGCTGGTGCTGCTGGTGCATTTGTTGGTGGTGGGGTTGGCAAAGCAGTTGGCGGATTCATGGAGCCAATCTTTGCACCAATCAAGAGATTCTTCCAAATGGTTGGTGATGTCTTCAATTCACTATTTGCACCAATTAAGGATGCATTTACTGGTCTGTTTGAAGCACTAGCTGACTTCATGAATCAGATGTTGGACGCTGTAGAGCCACATCTTCCCCTCATTAAGAATCTGCTAGGATTTGGTATCCAAACGGCATTTATGCCCCTCTTCCTGGGCATCAAGGCACTCACAGCAGTGCTTAGATTCTTCGCACCAAAAGCAGCTGCAGCGAAGAAAGAGAAGAAAGAAGGTAGAGCATCTGGTGGTAAGGTAGTTATCCCATCACTAACACTGCCGCAGGCAGCAGGTGGTGGAGAGATTGGAGCACCTTCACTATTTGATACTCCAGTAATGGATATGGCGAAGATGGCAATGGGTCTTCGCGATGTGATGATGCTGCCATTCAAGGCAGTTGGATTTGGATTGGTTTCCGCTATTGGTTACATTGGTAACGCATTTGGAGCATTTCTCCCAGCACCTTTAAGATCGCTCATGGGTGCAATGATGGGTCCAATTGCTGCAGCATTTGGTATTCCACTATCTGCACTTGGAATTGGTAAAGTTGGTGGCACTGCTGAAGATGTAGGTAATAAGGGAACCGAAGAAAATTGGGAGGTTAAACTCCTGCAGGCATTTATTGATCCCTCCAATGGCATTATTTCTCTGTTTGGAGATTTAATTGGCGCAGTTACATCTAGAGCATTATCCAATGTTGCTGGAGGTGCTGTTGGTTTAGTTGGTGGTGCTGCTAGTGCAGTTGGTGGATTCTTCGGGAATATGGTATCGGGTGCTAAGAAATTCTTAGGGTTTGCACATGGTGGTCAAGTGCCTGTACAACCACAAGGATTTGCATCTGGTGGATGGATTAGTGGACCTATGTCTGGGTATCCAGTATCACTCGATGGTGGTAGATCAACAGCATTCATTGGTCATGGCACTGAGTGGGTGGGTATGAAGGGATTTGCATCGGGTGGTGCATTTGTTGTCCCATTCAATACTCCAGCAACTAAGGGCAATCCTGGATTAACCACTCGTAGACTTCGCGAAGCATCGCGAGGTGGTTATGCAATGCCACGATTCTCTATGGGTGGTGCAATTTCACCAACACTGAAGGGATATGCAGATGGAGGCAAAGTCCAGTTTGACCCTAAGAAATATGTTGATGACACAAATACCACCAGGGGTATTAGACTCAACGATAAAGAATACTATGTGAGATATGGCACTGCTGGCGATCAGGTTATCATTAAAGAGATTTCTAAAAAACTCACATCAGGTGTTCTTGGAATGGGAGTTGGTAGTGTTGAGACACTGAAACCAGATAGTGCTGAGTTTAAGAGTATTGCAGCAGCATCAGATGTTAAGAAAGCAGTATCTGAGCAGAAGAAGGGGTGGATGGCAAATGGTGTTACTGTTGACCCCAAAGCAACTTTATATTATTACTATAATAAGTCCTACAAGGACAATTATGAAACCTGGAAGAAGCAAGGTGCAAATGATGAGCAAGCAAAGCAGTTAGCAGCGAGAGCAGCAGTAGAGCTTGCTGGTGTTGATAAGAAGAAAGGAGCATCAGTATTACCAGGAGCAAAATCCGATGCTGCTGCACCTGAAGACTTGAAGAATGTTGAGGTTGCTAGAGGAGACCAACCCAAGGATGGGGAGAAGAAAACTGATAGCGTAGAAGATAGGCAGAAGGGTCTTGAGGAATTACTTGTAAAATTTGGTGATGCCATGAGGGATACCTCTAAGGCATTGAATCCCACAGCACCAAATGCTTCAGCAGATAAATTAAATGAGGCAAAACTAAAAGAAGACGAAGAGAAGAAAAGGAAACAGCAAGCAGCTGCAGCAGGTGGACAAGTTGTTGCGACAACTACACAAGCACCACCAACTGTTGTGGGTGGTGGGTCAAGTGGAGCAATGGCAGACCCAATCACATTACCAGCATCTTATGAATTTGATGCTGATATGTATTTGATGCCCAAGTTTGGTCTTGTATCCGAGTTCAATTCAGACATGGTAGATTTAATGTAAGATGGCAGAAAGACTTTCCAGACAATATAAAATCAAGAAACTTGAAATCGAGTTGATTGGTGGCGGCGGCACAAAGGATATTCGCGACTTGGTTGCAGACTTTGAGTATCATGAAGCGATTGAAAGTCCATTCATTCGTTGCGACTTCACCATCCTTGACGCGGTGGACTTCAACAAAGCACTCCAAGGTGGTGAAAAGATATCTGTAGAAATTGAGACAGATAGTTCTAAAGGTCAACCAATGAAATTCACCAATAAGGTGTGGAAGATTGGTAGTATCATCAAGTCGGAAAGAGGTCAGATGTATATCTTACATACTGTCTCTCCAGAGATGTTTGAGAATGAACTAAACAAAGTCTTTGAAGCATTTGGACCAGAATCCAATAAAGATAAACCCAATATTCCAAAGTTTATTTGTGAAGAATATCTCAAAGCAAAGGATAGTGGTAAACTCAAATCCGAAAACTTTGAAGACCATTCAAAAATCACATTCATTTCACCAAGTTGGAAACCTGTAGATGCTATTGCATACCTTTCAGATAAGGTAACTAGAAAGGGTAAGAGTAAGGGGTCAGCTACTCAGTCTGGTTATCTATTCTTTGAGAATAAGCGTGGATTCCAATTCAGGTCAATTGATGGATTAGCAGAAGGTAACGCATCTAAAGGTGAATGGACATATACTTATATCCAACAGGGTAGTGCTCCGAAGGATAATGGTTACTATGTCATTGAGAGTATTCAATATCCAGATAAAGCAGACCATCTCAAATCAATGAGATTGGGCACATATAAGTCTATTGCTATTGGTATTTCTATTTCAGAGCCTACCAATAATAGACTGACTGATGCTGGCACTTCAGGTAAGACTGCGCCAGGTGGCACAATTTATCCACCAAAAATTATAACATTTGGTGAGGTGTTTAAAAAAGCATCTAAGATTGAAGAGTTACCACCATATACAGTACCAGACTATATTGAAAAGGCATCACCAACTAGACAGAAAATTAGAATTCTACCAGGACTGAAGAATCAGCAGGAATTGGGAAAGAAGGAAGGAACAGACTCCGACAATGACACTATGGCAGTAGCAGAATACGCAGCTGCAAGATATAACCTGTTAAGGACTATTCAACTCACAGTCGTTATCCCTGGTAATACTGCATTGACAGTTGGTGACATTATTAAGGTCAAGATTCCAGCATCACAGGAAGAAGGTAAGAAGGTTAAAGAAGACGCCAAGTTTAGTGGCAAATATCTGATTGCTGCGGTATCTCATACATTCAAGAGAGAAGGTTTAACTACCAAACTCATACTAATAAGAGATTCTATTAAGAAGGCATCATACTGACCTAAATATAGGAAACGTTGTGTATTACGATGGACATTAATCAACATATCCAAAAGGATAAGAAGATTCTTGATGACCCTACTACTTCTCCACAGCAAAGACGCCATGTGGAAGCAGAGTTGGAATCACTTGAAAAGTATCATACTGAACATCCAGAAGTTGAGAAGGACCCAACTCCTCTGGATTTGTATTGCAATGATAACCCAGACGCGCTGGAATGTAAAGCCTACGACGTGTGACTTGACAAGAGTCCGTTAAATAATTATAATCAACCATGTTAGGGTTGCAATGAATAACTTTGAACTATTATTAGAGGGTCATTACAGGAATCGGATGCAAGCATTCAGCAATCCTGTTAAATGGCCACAGATTGACATTCGATTTAAAATCATCAACAGTAATACTATCGAAAGCAAGTCTTGGTATAAGTACCGTGGAGAAGAGAATCCTTACAAACACGCTCGTCATACTTGGTATCATCTCAACGATAAGTATATTCAATTTGATACTGTTAATCTATTAGATGATACTCCCACATGTCCTTATATCTGGTCATGGGATGGAGAGTGGTGGAATGGTCACACCAAAGGAGCATGTATTCACAAGAATACTAGAGTAGAATCACGCGCCAGATTCAACGGCACTGAATATCGATCATTGGATACT